TTTAGTTTCATTGGTATTTTTATTATATCTCATTATTGGAATATGATGACAATTTCTATAATGATCTATTGACATATCATTATATGAAATTTTATCTAATTCATCAACAATATTTGGTGGATTTGGTATATTAAGGGGTAAAAATAATAATTCATTCAATATCATACAAAATGTTTATTTATTACCTTTTTCAAAAATTTCATTTGTTCTGATACTCCTTCAAATGTGGTATCACTGTTATCTACATTTGTTGGTGGTGTATCTTGAATTTTTTTAAATATATCATTTATACGAGTTTTAAATTCTTTTGATTTTTCTGATTCAATATATTTGAAACTTGTTAGATCATGAATATTTTCTGGATTAATTAAATAAGAATCATGAGAGATTTCTTTTAATATATTAAAATTTGTCCATTCTTCTAAATTATGTTTTGGTAAATTTGAACCTTTTAAATCAGTATCCCATCCATTACAAAAATTTTTAGCGAAAACTAGTATTGCTTGAGACTTTGTTTTTTTAAATCTATATTCTTGATAAATATCAGAATCACTAAACATTCTTGTATCTATTAGTGTTTGGCATCCATTTGATTCTTCTAATGATAATTCTCTTGAGGCTGTTCCATCTTTTAAATAATCACCAAAAACTTTAGTATCTAATGTTTGTGTTAATAAATTTTCAAATGCAGCATCCGCGTCTTTGAAAGTATCCCAAAAATGTCTATACTTTATTATTTGTTTATGCATAAAATCCTTTCAACCCTATTTAGTTTAACTCCAAACCTTTGATCACATCACCATCTATAATCATATCTATTGGATGTTTTTCTCCATAAAATTCATTTTTAAACCAATATTTTTCTTCATTATTCCAATCAAACCAAGGATTTATAGCTAAAACATAATTAGTTCTTGTTTTTCCTATTTTTTTTATATATGGTCTGTGTGTTTTAATTGTGTCCCACGCATACCAAAAACCAGAATTAAATATGGTTTTTCCATGATCTTCTATTTCTATTCCAAAAAAATCTTCAAAAGTATCAATACATAAATTGAGTCTTAATTCATAAAACCAACTATCATCTCTATGCCATAAGAATTTATTTGATGTTTTTCTTTGTTCTTCACTATCAATATTTTTTATTTGTGCTAATCTACTTCTAATAGGAGATCTTTTTATTCTTTTACAAATTTTATCTAATTGACCAAATTTTGCTGGTTCAGTCCATTGATTAAATCCCCAAGAATCAGTATAAGTATTTTTATGTAATATGATGTTTTTATTATTGGGCAGTTTTAATAAATTTATTAATTCATCTTTACTTATTATTTCATATGAATGTAATAATTTATATAATTTGTGTGTTCCGAGTGAAGTCCAATTCCATATTTCTTTATCTAATTTTTTTTCTATGACACGTTGAAATAAATCTATATTGTTTCTAAAAATTTTGTCTGGAAAATCTTTTTTTGGATATCCTAATGTTTGGGCGTTTATTGGTATACTTTTGTCCATATATGATGGGTTATGTACTAAACTCAATCCTCCATATCTTTTTCCCCTAATAAAACCTTCTCCCCATACATTTAACATTCCATACCAACCATATTTTTCAAATACTTTTTTTGAATCTTTTTTTATTTCATTTAAATTCAACAAATTATCTTTGAATTTAAATATTGTTCCTTTATTTTTTGGTTTCATTCCATCAATATATTTTTTTATATTGGTAGAATTTCCAATCCATGAATGTGTTGGAATATTTTCAGGACAATCTTTTATGTAAAATTTTTTCATTCTAATTCTGAATATAATATTTTTAATACATCATCATCTGTTTTTAAATTTTGTAATATATTCATATTGAAAATGTCACTAAGAAAGTCAAAAGTATGCAAAAGAAAATATGGTTCTTTTAATATTAATTCAATATTTTCTTCACTTTTACTATTATGTCGATTAAATGTGAAAAGTAGATAATTAAAATCAAATAAAAAATATTTTGGATCAATTTTATCAAATGGTAATATATGTATTTGATTCTTTAAATTATTTATTTCATTTATAGCTTTTTTTCCTTTTTCTGTTTCTTTCATTAATACATATTGTTCATCTATTAATTCACTATATTTTTTTAGTATTTCAAGATTTTTTTCTTTATATGATTTATAATGTATTTCAATATTTTTAAAAATATTATGTAAAATTTTTACATTTTTTAATACAATTAATTGATTTTGTATAATTGGTATATTTTTAAATCGCATTGGATAGTCATGAAAAAGATTATTCAAATGTCTGTCATAATGTATTGGTGATAATACTGTAGGACTTAAAAATGTTCTTGTTGTTATTTTTAAAATCTGTTCATAATATGTCCAATCAAAATAATTGTAATTTATTTTACATTTTTTTGGATCTATTTTTGTTTCTTCTTTTTTCTTTACCATCCCAATTCTTTCATTTTAGTAGGATCTGCACAAGTAATTGTAGATTCACCAGTAACTTCTTTTACTGGTAATTCTTTATTATATCCTATCTTTTTTAAAAATGCTGTATTGGTAATTGGTCTTCCATGACCTATTTCATAAGTTTCACCACCAACACCCTTTTCAATTAATATTTTTATTGCTCTACACACATCATAAACATGAGTAAAATCTCTTTTATGATCTGTAATATAATTTAACTGATCATTCATTGCCATTCCATATAACATATCAGTTCTATAGTTTTGTTCTCCCCAAACAGTAAAAAATCTCATAATTACTACATTATCTGGTGCCATGAGTTCACAAGCATATTTTGACATGGAATATGGACTTTGTAATTCTGAAACAGATGAAGTGGAAGCAAATAATATTTTTGTATCTTTGTAGTGATCAAAAATTCTTTTTGTTGTCTTTATGTTGTTATCAAAATATGCTTTTGGATTTTTATGTGATGATCTAACACCAGTTGATGCGGCAAGATGTATTACACAATCAACAGGTGGTAGAGTTGATTTTAGCACATTATTTGGATAATCAATCCCGTAAATATGATAATCTTTTAAGTAGTTTATAAGATTTGACCCTATAAACCCTTTATCACCAGTAATCAATATTTCCATATATCTACCTTACTAAATAGTTACATATAATATATATTAACGCCTTAATATTAGGATATTTTATGTCAGCGACACAACCAGCTTCAAGAACTGAGTTAAAAGAATATTGCTTGAGAGCATTAGGAAAACCAGTTATACAAATAAATGTTGATGATGATCAGCTTGAGGATAGAATAGAAGAAAGTCTTCAAATGTTTCAAGAATATCATGTTGATGCAACAATCAAAACATATTTGAAACATCAGATAACTCAAGATGATATTGACAATGAATATATCACTTTAACAGAAGGAACAATTGGTGTATTGAATGTATTTCCATTTGGATCAGGTTCAGTAAACAATATGTTTGATGTTAGATACCAAATGCATTTAAATGATGTTTACAATTTAACAAAAACATCAATAGTTCCATATTATATGGTTCAACAACATTTAGGTGTATTACAAGAGATATTTAGTGGTAAACCAGGAATGAGATTTTCAAGACATCAAGATAGATTATATGTTGATGTTGATTGGTCTAAAGAATTTGTAGTAGGTGAACACTTAGTTGCTGAATGTATGCAATTAGTTGAACCAACAACATATACTGATGTATATAATGATATGTGGTTAAAAAAATATACTACAGAGTTGTTTAGACAACAATGGGGATACAATTTAATTAAATATCAAGGTGTTCAACTTCCAGGTGGTACAACATTAGATGGTAGAACAATATTGGATGAAGCTAAAGCAAATTTAGAAGTATTAGCAAATGATTTAGAAAACAAATATCAATTTCCAGTAGATTTCGCCGTAGGATAATATGCCAGTATCAACTTATTTTCAGCAATCAGATTATATAGCAGAACAAGAATTAATTGATGATTTAGTAGAAGAATCTATTAAAATACATGGAATAGACGTTAGTTATCTTCCTAGAACATTGGTAGCTACTGACCAACTTTATTCAGAGGACGTTGCTTCTAAATTTACAAAAGCACATTCAATAGAAATGTATGTTGAATCAATTGATGGTTTTGGTGGTGAAGGTGATATTATAGGACAATTTGGTGTTGAGATAAGAGATCAGTTAATTTTATCTGTTTCGCAAAGAAGATGGACAGATTTAGAAATTAATGATAGAGTAAGACCATTTGAAGGAGATTTAATTTACTTTCCATTAAATGATAAACTTTTTGAAATTAGATTTGTTGAACATGAAAAAGTTTTTTATCAATTAGGAAACTTACCACTTTATACACTTACTTGTGAATTGTTTGAATATAGTCATGAGGATATTGATACTGGTGTTCCTCAAATTGATGACATTGAAAATGAATATAGTTATTCTATGGATCTTGTCTTTGATTCTGGTTCTGGAAATTTTCAAGTAGATGAAACTATTACAAATGGTGATACAACAGGTAAAGTATTATCCTGGAATTATTCTACAAAAACTTTGAGAGTTGGTAATATTGTTGGTTCAATTATTACATCACAAAATGTTATTGGTCAAACAAGTGGTGCTAATTGGACAATGGTTGCTGCACCAAGTACACTTGAAATCAATACAGATAGACAAGCAAATAATTTTACAATTCAAAGTGAAAGTGATTCTATATTTGATTTTTCAGATAGAGATCCATTTTCTGAAGGACAATATTAATGTTTGGGACAACTACATATCATCAAACAATCAGAAAAATGGTTGTTGCTTTTGGAACTTTATTTAATGATATTTCTGTAAAAAGAACAAACAGTTCAGGACAAGTTATTGAGACATTAAAGGTACCTGTTGCTTATGGACCAAAACAAAAATTTATGGTAAGAATAGGAAATCCGAATCTTACTGGTCCAGCGGTCATATTACCAAGAATTGGGTTTATGATGAGTCAAATTATGTATGATGGTACAAGAAAATTAATAACAGTTGGACAGAATAAAGCAAATATAAATGGTACATTGAGATCACAATATAATCCAGTTCCTTATAATTTTGTTTTTGATTTAGCAATATTAGCAAAAAATGCAGAAGATGCCGCGCAGATTGTTGAACAAATATTACCAAATTTTACTCCTGAATTTACTGTGACTATTAATATGGTTCCATCTATGGATATTAAGACAGATGTTCCTATCATATTGAATTCTGTAAACTATATGGATGCTTATGATGGTGATTTTGAAACAAGAAGATCGTTGTCTTGGGATATGCAATTTACAATGAAAAGTTTTATGTATCCTGAAATTGAAGAGAATAAAAAAGTCATCAAAGATATTTCTATTACATTGTCTATTCCTGGTGGAAGTAGTACTGAAGAAATAGGATCTTTTGATTATTTTAGACTAGAGGATAGTACACACTTTACTATAAATACTTTATTGAATGAAAATGGTACAAAACTAACAACAGAAACAAGTGATCATAATCTACAAATAATTGGATCTAATGAAACTATTGGAATAAAACCAGATCCATTAGATGCTACAGGTAATAATGATTTTGGATTTAGTTTGTCCATTAATGATGAAGAGGTTAAATGGATATAAAAGAAATGGTAGAAGATGTTTTGGTTGATGATCCAGTAAAAGATATTGTCAACCCAAAAGAATCTAGATTAAAAGTTATATCAGATGATGCTGATGTAAATACTGATTATACTTATGCTAGAGAAAATTATTATAATTTAATGGAAAAAGGACATGAAGCCCTTGATGAGCTATTGGAGATAGCGAAGTCAACTGAGCATGCAAGGCATTTTGAAGTCGCTTCTCAATTGATTAAAAATTTGGGAGACACTAATGAAAAATTAATGAATCTCCAAAAAACAAAAAAAGAAGTATTACAAAACAAAAATCAGCAAGGACCGACTTCTGTAAATAATAATTTATATGTTGGTTCAACCTCTGATTTGTTAAAAATGCTCAAGAACAAGGAGAGTAAAGATGGATGATCTTTTTGGAACGGCGAATTTGTCTATGTTTGCAATTATATTATTTTCGTCATTTTTTGTATTTTTGTTTAATTATAGACATGATAATAAAGATAAGTATCAAGGAAATTGGTGGCTTATTGGTCTTGATTTGTTTATTAATATGGGTATGTCTGTTACAGGATATATTCTTATTATATTAGTATTTGATAATGTACCACAAGTACAAGCTTATGCTTCGTACAAATATCCTGTTGGATTCTTATTTGGGTTAACGTCAAATGTAAGCATTCCTATAATTCTTAAAATGTTTGCTGAGCAATTACAATCTAAATTAAAGAGTGCGTCGAAAGGTAAATAATGGCAGCGAAGAAGACACAATCTGAAGGATCAATAAAAGCAACAGTAACTACAAATGGAGAAGAAAAAGTAGAGTTTGAGCCCGTTAAAGCAATTGAGGAAGAAACTCTTGCATCTATAAAAGGACAAAAAACTTTTATTTTAGTTATTCTGGGACTAGTTGCATATCTCATTTTTATGGTCATACCAGGGTTAGATGAAAAAATAAGATGGGTAGAAAAAGATTTAAATACAGTATTAGTACAAAGTGAAAGATATAAACTAGGTACAAGAGTTTTTGCAAAAGGAAATGCTTGTGCAGAATGTCATTTAGATCCAGATCATTTAATATCTGGTCTTCATGCAACTTATCCAAGTTTTGCAGATCTCAAAGGTTTTATGAAAGTTGGGCATCAGAGATATTATACTATGGCACAAGAAATGCCTGATGCTGAATTAATGGAAATCTACAGAACACTAAAATGAAATCACTATTTGTTATTTTACTTTTTGCTTTATTATTAATCCCAACAGAAACAATAGGGCAAAAAGTATTCGCAGATCCCAAGGGAAATATAAAAGTTTTTGATGAAACTTTAGAGGCATCAATACGCACACTTCAAGATGAAATTAATATGTTAGTGGAAAGGAGAGATGATCCTGCTACTGATATAGGAGATAGATTATCATTACAAGCAAAGATTGATGATCTGGCAAAACAAAGAGAAGCAATGTTTTCTGGAATGTTGCCAGGAGTTGAAGTAGTTCCTAAAAAAGAGTATGATAATTTACAACAAGAAATTATAAGATTAAAGTCAGTTGAGAGTGAACATATTGCGATGGTACAAGGACCTGAAGATGAATATTCTGGTGGCGATGAATACAATCCACAATATGGTACTACAGTACAAAAAATAAAAGAACGTGGATATGTAAAATGTGGTGTTTATGATAATCAATGGGGATTTAGTGAAAGGTCAGGAAAAACAGTAAATCCACCCGAAGGTCCAATGTATCATATTTGGGAAGGCTTTGACGCAGACATTTGTAAATCATTTGCAGTTGCACTATTTGGGGATAAAGAAAGAATTAGGTTTATTCCTATCAATGGAAGAACAAGGTTTGAAAGATTGAAAGATGGAACTATTGATGTATTGTCTGCAACAACCACATGGACATACACAAGAGATGTCATTCATGGTATAGAATTTCTACCAACAACATTTTATGATGGTCAGGGTTTTATGGTTAGAAAAACACTTGGTGCAAAAAGTGCCAAAGATCTTTCCGGAGCCACAGTTTGTTATAGTATTGACACGACCGCAGAACAAAATATAAAAGATTTCTTTGAACTATGGGATATGGAATATTTACCAGTTGGTGTTTATCCTGATGAAGATATAGTTGAATTATATTTACAAGGTGAATGCGATATGTATGGTATTGATAGATCAGCATTAGCAGGAGACAGAACAAAATATCCAGAACCAGAAAAACATATGATTTTACCAGAAGTAATTTCAAAAGAACCACTCGGTCCAGCAATAAGATATGGCGATCAATTGTGGTCAGATATTACAAGATGGTCTGTTTATGTATTTTTTATTGCAGAAGAATTGGGAATTACTTCTCAAAATATTGATATGTTTAAAGAAAATAAAGATCCTAAAATACAAAGATTTATGGGTGAGAGAGATGGTGATAAATTTCCACATCTTGGAGCAAAGTTGGAATTAAATGCAGATTGGGCATATCAAATTATAAAGCAGATAGGTAATTACGAAGAAATTTATGAAAAATATCTTGGAACTGAAACTCCTATAAATTTAGAAAGAGGTTACAATAAATTGTATACTCAAGGGGGTTTACTCTACGCTCCACCACTAAGATAATATTTAATGGCATATATTATAAAAAAATGGACAAAAGCATCTGTGCAAGTTGTCTATTATATACCAGATCATTTGTATTTGGTAAATGAATTTATATGGCAAACAGAAGATCAACAACCAGATTATCCAAGGATAAATCGATTTTTAGATTATTGGGACAAAAATATAGATGGACCAATAAAAGAGGTATACATACATGATCAAGAAGATAGTAAAATTAGGGTTGTTGATAGGACTTTTAAGTTTAACTAATTGTAATGATGTTGAAAAAGAACAAAAAATAAATCTTGACTATTCTCATTCAACAAGATATAGTAGTAGAGAAGTAGCAGTTAGGCATAATATTAAAGTTGAACCTAATATAGCAGATACAGATTTGGATTCTAATATGTCTGCGAGAGTAACAGTACCACTTGATGTCCAAATGACAGTGGATTATAAAAATTATACTACAACTTACCCAAATATACATTATGAATATGGATCTTCTAAACCTTTTACAATTACAACTCATAGCCCAGATTCCATCACTATTTCTATTTCTACTACTATCAATCCTAATTATCCTATCGAAAAAGATGAAACGATTGATAATGAAACGACTGAGTGTACGGAAAACTGTACAGTAGATAATGAAACAATTATTGACAATGTGACATATACAGATAATGCCACATGGAGTGATAATTTTACGTATAATACTAAACCAACTCAAAATCAAAAAACTATATGGGAAAATTTTTGGGACAACCTTTCAACAAGTGATAATTGGTCATATGTCTCAGTGGGACATATTAATGATGTAACTTTCTCTTGTGATAATAATTCAATTGTGACTCAAATTATAACACAAATACAAAGTGATAATACAACAAATTGGAATACTATGTGTGATAATGTAACATGGGTCACAGGCGGTTGTGGTCAAGGAATAGAGTTGAAAGCAACAGTAGAAAATGGCAGAACAGGAGATTGTCAATGTGCTTCAATCAGTGATAATACAACTACAATTAGACCAGGAATTAATAATGGAAATTGGGGTGGAGTGGGCAAATCATGCTCAGCTTCTTCTCAATCATTAGAAGTTATATTAAAGAAATGAATTATCTAAAATTATTACTTGATTGGGAAAGGTGGATGGTAGTTATATTCACCTTTGGTTATTTTATAGGACTATCACCGATAATATTAGGATTTATCGGTTCAATCTATTTTAGACCTTGTGAATGGGGGATGTGTTAAATGAGAGATCAATGGGATATTCAGAACTTTGAAGCACCAGATACTTTATTTGAAAAATTAGATGAAACAAATGAGGGAAAGTCTTCTACTGCGGTAGATAATATTCTTCGTCTTAATCTTACAAATATAGTACAGATGTCATTAATGGCTGACACAAAAGCTAATATAATGATAACAGTTTCATCTATTGTTTTTTCTGTAACAGTTGCTAATATGGAACATGAACAAGTAGCAGTTCCATTATCCATATTAGGATTTTTTTCTACTATTGCATTGTTATGTGCCATTGCTGTTATTATGCCAAGAACAGGATATCCTAAAAAACCAGGATCAAAAGAAATAGATAGATCATCTCCATTTTTCAATCCATTGTTTTTTGGACACTTTTCTTATATACCATTGGAAGAATTTAAAAAAGAATATGCTCAAAGATTGGAAAGAGATTCAAGAACCTATGATGCTATAGTTGGTGACATATATGGATTGGGTAGAGTATTAGCAACTAATAAATTTAAATGGTTGAGATGGAGTTTTCAATCTTTTCTTTGTGGTATTATTGGTGCTATAACTTCTTATATATTTTTAGATGGAATTAAATCTCTTTATGTTACAATTCAAGGAGAATGGGCGTTTACAATTATGGGATTTAATGAATTAATATGTTTATTATCAAATAGGTGTTAGAATAAATAATAGTATGGAAAAGTATAAATTTAAAAATTATATAATAGAATCAAATATTTCACACGCTTTGAAACCAAATGTGAAATCTGCTATTAAAAATGCAGGTGGTAAGATTTACCAAATTGGTGGAGCGGTGAGAGATGAAATGTTGGGAAAAGTATCTAAAGATTTAGATCTGTTAGTTGTTGGATTAGAACTAGATTCTTTATCAAAAATAATTTCACAATTTGGTAGAGTTGACGCAGTAGGTAAATCTTTTGGTATTTTAAAATTTACTCCAACTCATTTTGAAAAAGGTGATGAACCAATTGATATATCTGTTCCTAGAGTTGATGAAAAAAGTACAGGATCTGGCCATAAAGATTTTCAAGTAAAATTGGGAAAAGGTATAACTCTTCAACAAGATCAATTAAGAAGAGACTTTTGGATGAATGCTATTGCTAAAGATGTTGAAACTGGTGAAACACATGATATAGATGGTAGAGGACAATTTGATATTGAGAATAAACAAATAAGTGTAATTAATCCTAAAGCATTTGAGGAAGATCCGTTAAGAATGATGAGAGCAATGCAATTTGCTGCGAGATTTGACTTTAATTTAGAATCTAATACTGAAAGAGAAATTAAAAAACAAGCAAAAAATATAACAACTGTTTCTCCTGATAGATTCCAAGAAGAATTTATAAAAATGTTTACAAAATCTACTGTACCGAGTAAAGGTATTAAGTTGATGATTAAAACAGGATTGATGAATTATATATTCAGAGGAATAAAAGACATTGATTTTGATGCGATGGATAAATTAGAAAAGTCAGCGTTTCCTGCTTTCTTAGGAATTTTACTAAAAGATTATAAATGGTTAGCTGGTGAAAATGCACAGAAAACAATGAGAATTTCTAATGAAGTAAAAAAATCAATAGAAGGTGTTGTTATGGTAATTCATAATCCAGACATATTAAAGAATGAATTTGAATTAATACAATATACTTCTAGTCATCCTTCTGCGATAAAAAATATTGATGAATATTTAAAAACTAAAAGACAAAAAACTTTATCAATGATATTAGCAGATATGAGAAGAAAAGGCAAACCAACTTCACTTAAAAATTTAGGAGTAGATGGTAGAGATCTTTCACAAGCAGGATTAAAAGGTAGACAAATTGGCGATGCTTTAAATATGTTATTAAAACACGCAGTCAAGACAGGTAAAAATGATAAAAAATCATTAATGTCACAAATTAAAATGAATGAAGAAGTAAAAGTTGAAAGTGTTCTCAAATATAAGTTAAAACAAAAAGAGATAAATATAATAAAGCAAATGCAGAAAATGGTTTTGAAAAGAGAACCAGATTTGAAACCATTAGAAGATAAAGATTTACATATAACATTGGCTTCTGGAAATGCGTGGAAAAAGATGAAAGCAGAATTTAAAGGAGCGACCTTTTCTGATGTTGATTTTCCAATACATTTCAACAAGCCACAAAAAATAGTTGACAATGATAGGATATCGTGGTACACTACTATACGTCAACAAAGTGAGATGAGGGATTATGTTACAGATTTGATTCAATCAAATCCTGACCCGAACAGAATATATCATGTATCAATATTAAACAAGACAGGCAAACCTGGAGATTCAGTAGCTAACGTAAGGAAGTAAAATGAAAACATTTAAACAATATATGATAGCTGAAGCAGAGTATCAAGGGAGAGATGTTCCTTTGGGTAAAAAAATGAAAGGGGATGTTAAAAAGTCTAAGGTTTATGTTAGAGATCCATCAACTGGCAATGTTAAAAAAGTTGAGTTCGGTGATCCCAACATGAGAATTAAAAAGTCTAATCCCGCTAGAAGAAAATCTTTTAGAGCAAGACATAATTGTGATAACCCTGGCCCAAGAACTAAAGCACGATATTGGAGTTGTAAAGCATGGTAACATTTAAAGAATTTATTTCAGAAGAAAATAAACCAACAAATCCTAAACTTTGGTCAAAAGCTAAGTCATTAGCAAAATCTAAATTTGATGTTTACCCATCTGCTTATGCAAATGGTTGGGCAGCAAAGTGGTATAAATCTAAAGGTGGCGGATGGAAAAAAGGTTGAAGTCATACGGAGTCTTTGTAGAAGATTTGAGAAAATGGTTTTCTAAAGATCATCCTGACGGTGATTGGAAAAGAGTAGACTCAAAAGGTAAAGTTGTAGGTGATTGTGCTAGAGATGATACTGATGGTGACGGTAAAGGTGATGGACCTAAACCAAAATGTATGTCAAAGAAAAAAAGACAACAACTTTCTAAAAAAGAAAGAGGTGCTGCAACTAGAGCAAAAAGAAAACACGATGGCAATCCAGATAGAAAAGGTAAACCAATTAATGTATCAAATTTTGGAAAAGGTAAGTTATGAAAACTTTTAAACAAACATTACAAGAATCTAGTTTATCAAGAGTAATGCATCATGTAAATAAAACGCCAAAATTTGGTATTATGTCTCCACATAGGCAAGAGCATTCAGATGAAGAAAATGAAAGAAGATTTTCTGAATTAAAAAGTCATGTTAGAAAAATGGGACATGGTTATATTGAAATGAGAGGCGGATATAAAGAAGAAGGTGGATTTGTAAAAGAAAAATCTTTAATGATTCCAAACATTGAAAGAAAACATATGATGGAATTGGGAAAAAAATATGATCAACATTCTGTCATTCATAAAGATGAAGATGATTTTTCTTTAATAGGAACAAATAAGTCTCCAGGTAATTATCATGGAAAAATTCATGCAAATTTTGATCACGGTGGAAAAAGCATTTCGGTAGATAGTAGAGGAAATAAATTTCAAGATTTATTTTCAAAATTACATAAAGGAAAGCAAAGGAATCAAAAGTTTTTATTGAAAATGAGAGATGAACAATTTACATTAGAAGAAAAAATAGAAACTAGTATGTATTATACAAAGAAAAATGGTGATGAGTGGTATGAAGTCTTTTAGTGAATTTATAATTGAGGGAATGTATGATCCCTCAATATTTAAAGCAATATTTTTAGCAGGTGGTCCAGGTTCTGGAAAATCATATGTTGCTGGGAAAGCAACAGGTGGTTTAGGAATGAAGGTTGTTAATTCAGATGATATATATGAACTTAAATTAAAATCATCTGGTTTAGGAATGGATTTCACTAAATTTGATGAAAAAGATTTTGAAAAATCTCAAATTATTAGAGATAAAGCAAAGAAACTTACAAAGATGAGAATGAAACAATGGGTTGATGGAAGACTTGGAATGATTATTGATGGTACTGGAAAAGATTTTGATAAAATTAAATCAGCTTCAGAAGGATTGCGAGGACTTGGATATGATACATTAATGATTTTTGTAAATACATCTCTTGATGTTGCATTACAAAGAAATCAAATGAGATCCAGAACATTACCAGATAAAATTGTAAAAACAAGTTGGGAAGATGTTCAAAAAAATCTTGGAAAATTTCAAAGTTATTTTGGTAATAAAAATTTTATTATTGTTGATAATAATGATGCTAGTGAAGATGTGTTTAGAAAAGTTTTTGTTAAGATAAGATCAATAGTTCAAGAACCTTTGCAAAATCATATTGCTAAAAAATGGATTGATAAAGAAAAAAGATTAAAAATGAGAGAAGAATTTCAATTGAATGAGTTTGATGTACCACAAATTTATTGTGATATGGATGGAGTAGTTGCTGACTTCCATGCATTTACTGGAAAACATTTGGGAACAAAATTTAAAGATAAATATTGGCCAGATCTTCCAAAAGACACTTTTGCTAAATTACCATTAATGCCAGATGCAAAAAAACTTTGGAATTTTATTGGTAAATACAATCCAATTATGTTGACTGCCATACCTAGAGAAAGTAGAGGTGATATATCTAAACAAGCAGCAAGTGATAAAACTAAATGGATGAAAAAACATTTTAATTTAAAACAGAGTGATATGAGAGCAGTTTCTAGACAAGATAAACAACAATTTGCTAAAGATGGTAGAGATGGAAGACCAAATGTTTTAATTGATGATCATGCGGGTAATATAAAAGAGTTTAGAGCAAAAGGTGGTATCGGTATTCATCATACAAGTGCTACTGATACTATTAATCAATTAAAAGATTTAGGATTTAAATAGGAAAATATGTCTGAAGATTGGGAAGATTTTGATTTTGGGTTTTCTGCGGTTGACGCAGATGAACTTGGTGAAATAGTTAGTCCTTCTAAAACAGCAGAAGCTGTTGGAAAAGTTGAAGTACAAAGCAATCATGTTTTGGAAAGACTAGATACAATTCAAACTATGTTGACATTGGAGGTTGATGCTAGAAAAAAAGAATTAGAAGAAAAATATCAAAGTGAGAATTCTCAAGTTTTTAAAGATTTGGAAAAAATGATCATTCCTTTATTGAAAAATTTGCAAAAAAATCCAGATAAAGAATATATTTATTGGCCAAATAGAACTGAGAAACTACAAAAACAAATCGATAAGATCCTTGAAATCACTAGGAGTACAGAGGATAAGTAGTTATAAATATAACTACAACTCAAAGGAAAGGTTTCAACATGCCTATCATTTATCAAAAGAAGTATCCTACTTCATAAAAAAAACAAAAAATTTAAAAACTCGGTAGGCTTTTTATAACCCATTTTAAGAGGTAATATGTTACGCATACTTATATCAATAATAACATTAATAGTAATTCCATTTACTGTAGCAAATAGTAATATAACCCAAGATATTTGGGTTCCCCCCGCACCAACAATTCAACCAAAAATTTTTAGTGAAGAAAGAATTATAGATCCCGTTGATTTAGATTGTATGTCTAAGAATATTTACTTTGAAGCGGCGATCGAATCCACTGCAGGAAAAATTGCTGTCGGTCAAGTAGTACTAAATAGAATGAGTAGTGTTAAATTCCCAAATACAGTTTGTGGAGTTATAACTCAAGGAAAACATTATAAAAATGGTTTTCCAGTAAGAGATAGATGCCAGTTTAGCTGGTACTGTGATGGTAAACATGATGTACCATTTAAGGGTAAACTTTGGAAAAAATCAGTAGAGGTAGCAAGGTTCTTACTTAAAGATAGAGAACACGTTGATATAACAGATGGTGCTACTTTTTATCATGCAGATTATATTCCAGATCCTAGATGGGCTAAAAATGTTAGAAAAACAGTTAAGATAGATAGACATATTTTTTATTCATCGAAAGATATTTAATGGGAAACAAAGTAATAAGTGAGTTAGATTTAATTACTGATTTACAATTGTCAACAGCAGATTCACTTGTTGTAAATGATGCTTCTGATAATAATAAAATTAAAAGAACCACAATTGAAAATTTAGCAGGAATATTAACAGGTAATTCTACATTTTCTTTTGATCTTATTGGTGATTTGGGAGTACAAGAAACAATATCAAATAATTCCACATTTGTTGTTAGAGGTGGTGCATATTCTTCAACTGAAGAACCTGTACAAACACCAGCTATTGTTACAGAAATAACCCATACAGATATTCCTTATTCTGATGGTGATTACTTAACAATATATGCTAATACTGATGTCTTAGCAACAAAATATCATGTATCAACCAGAAAAGTTGGTGATTTAAATGATGTTAATGTAGATTCAGTTCCTAATGATAATAATATTTTAGCTTTTGACACAGCTACAGGTAAGTGGACAAATCAAGACGCTATTGAAGCAGGATTAATACCAGCTGAAGGTGCAATTTCTATTCATATTGTTGGAACAATTGATAATGGTACTTGGAACGCTACTAAAATTTCTCCACAATTTGGAGGAACAGGTGCAGATTTTAGTTTTCAAGGAGGAATGCATACTGGATTAGTTACTTTTGCTAACGCAACAGCAACATTAGTTGCTCCATCATCTGGACCAATTGATGCAGTTTTTGACGAAGATGATATGTCAAGTAATTCAGCAACTGCTTTAGTCACACAACAATCAGTTAAAGCATATGTAGAATCTGAAACTTCACAAACTATGAGTGTCACAGTTGGTTTGGATGGAAGTTCATCACAACAAGTTTTTTATATTGATGGGTTTCCAGTAAAAAATAATTTACACGTTAGATATCCACTACATTTTCAAAAAGGTGCAAATTATAGATTTGATGTAAGTAATGGATCTATGTTAGGAAAAGAAATAAAATTTTCCACAACACCTGATGGAACTCATAATGGGGGTGTTGAATATGATCAAGGTGTAGAAATTATAGGAACTCCTGGAAATCATGGAGCATATGTAAATATTCAAATAAAACAAAATGCACCAGACGTTTTATATATCTATGAAAAATTTACAGCTGGTATGGGTGGTTCAGGTGGTTCAGGTTCAGAAGATCAAAGAACTCCTGTTTACACAACAGATACAAATGGTTGGATACCTATAAATGGTAATAGAACAGCAAGTAAAGGAGATAAACTTTTAGTTGATTGTAGTGTACAAGTTGTCACAATAACATTACCAACATCAGCAACCGCTGGTGATACTGTAAAGGTTGTTGACGCTACAGGATCTTCTCCAAATTTTAATATTATTATTGAAAGAAATGGTCATAAAATAATGAAAGAAGAAACAAATTTTATTATTGCTACAGAAAGAGGTGCTTGTGAATTAGTATATTATGATGAAATTAATGGATGGGTATTAACAGAGAACTAATATGGCAAAATTAAGTAGGTATAGAAATTATTATTCATCTCAGATGAGTCTTGATGATTTATCTGGAATAAATGCTACAGGTGCTGCTAATAATGATGTTTTAATATGTGATGATAATGGAGAATGGGTAAGTAGACCAGGAATAAATTTAGTAGGAGGATATGATTATCTCGAAGTAGATGGTCAACAAATCACATTAAACCAAGTTGATCTTTCGACAGATGTTACAGGGTCTTTACCAAATTTTGGTTATTTAAATGTTTTTGGATTAAGTGGTGGGAATGCAGAAGCACCATATAATCCAACAGGAATGCAAATTATAAATGGTGGTGATGCTTCACCAATTATTTAACGGAGAAAAATGGCTACTCAAATACAAATAAGAAGAGATACTGCAGGAAATTGGTATGGAAATAATACTGTTCTGTCTGCGGGTGAATTCGGATATGAAACAGATACAAAAAGAATTAAAATAGGTGATGGTACATCATTCTACAATAACTTGCATTATGTTCATGATCCAACTGCACCAACACAAGAAAGATTAGACAATCCCATTTATTTACATAAAATCGAAGCTGATGATAATAAAGTTCAAATTAATGATGCAGGGTCTAATGCGAATGTTGACATACAAATTGATGGTTCTTCAGAATTAAATGTTTCTGCTGATGGTTTAAAACTTTTTTCAGGTGAAAAAGTTAATGCTATTCTTGATGAAGATGATATGTCTACAAATTCATCAACTGCTTTAGCAACACAACAATCAATTAAAACATATGTTGATGCTTTACCAGGAAGTACTAATGTTGGTGAATTATTAGATGTGACTACAGCAGGTGCAACTACTGGTCAAGTATTAAAATATAATGGGGCGGCATGGCAACCAATGGATGATACAGATACTACATTAATATTAAGTGGTGAATCTGTTGGATCTATGGGTGATGTTGATATAACATCAATTGCTGATGGTCAAATTTTAAAATGGAATTCATCTTTAACTAAATTTGAACCAGCAACAGAATTTTTTCTTAATCTCATTGATGATGATACCTTTACATCTGGTGTCTCAGCACAAAGTGTTGCATCATCAGAATCTATTAAAGCATATGTAGATGCTCATATTCCTGATTCTGATTTAATAGATGATGATACAATGGGAACTGCTACTGCTACTACAATTTCATCTTCTGAATCTATTAAAGCTTATGTTGATAATACAGTAGGTGGATTAACATTAGGTGCTACAACATTAGGAGCATTAACTGATGTAGATGTTACTGGTGCAGCAACAAATAAAATTCTAAAATATAATGGTTCTAATTGGATTGTAGCAGACGATACAGATACAACTTTAACATTATTAGATGAAGATGATTTTGCTTCTGATTCTGATACACAGGCACCAACACAACAATCAGTAAAAGCTTATGTTGATGCAAATTCATCAACATTAACATTATTAGATGAAGATGATTTTGCATCAGATTCTGCTACAGCTGTACCAAGTCAACAATCAACAAAAGCATATATTGCATCACAATTA